GCACTGCCCTTCGACAGGCGTGGACGGAGGCGTGGCGGCGGGTCCGCTCTCCACGCAAAGCTGGACGAGCGCGTCGATCAGCGTCAGCGCCTCGTTATGATACATCTCCTTCTGCGCCTGCGCGGGAGCGAGCAGGGGCAGCGCAAGGCGCGGCGTCACGGGGGTGTCGGTCATCGTCCATCCTTTCAGGTCAGCGGCAGAAACAGCGGCGGCGACAGAGCAAGATCGCCCGCCTGGCGGATTTCGAGCCTGCGGCCGGGCGGGATCGCCGCGACCTCCGCCGCATCGAGATCGAGCGACGGCGCCGACGTCTGCCACGGCCCGATGCCCGCGACCGGCGGATCAAGCGCGATGCGCCAGCTTTCCGCCGCTTCGCCCAGCGGCAGATCGACATGGTCGCGCCACCCCGTGTCGATTCGGCTGCGCCGCGCCCAGCCGACGCGCAGCCCGCCCGCGCCGTCCGAACGCGCGCGCCCATGCACGGGCGGCGGCGGACGCAGCGCCGCGGCGGCGGCCGGAACATCGACCTCCTCGATCGCATGACCGCCGCGCGGCGCCCATTGCAGTTTCGCGCCGCCGCCCTCGGCGCGCGCGGCCATGTCGTCGGGCAGCAGCATCAGCGCCGCATCGTCGAGCAGCACAAAGGCCGTCCCGGCCGCATGCACCGTCCGCGCATCGCTTCCCGCCCGCCCGCGCAGCAGGCGCGACAGACGCCACAGGCCGGGCGCGACCGCTTCGGCGCGGCCGAACTGGATCACCTCCCCGCCGACCATCGCCCGGTTCGCGCCGCCGAGCAGCCGCATGTCGTCGACCGACACCAGCGACATCGCCGGATTGACCAGCGTCACCAACAGGTCATTCTTTCCGTCGAACAGATGGTCCGGCCCGGCGCCCAAGGCCGCCGCCAGCGCGCCGAGCGCCGCCGCCGGACGAATGGCGCCGACGGGAACCGGCTCCGCCCCCGCCGCCGCGACGAACCACAGGTCGGCGCCGCGCCAGCCATCGTTGCTTCCTGCCGCCGCGATCGCGATGCGCGGCGTGGATGCGGCGGGATTGTCGAAATTGGGCAAGTCGAACAGGCGCACCGTGCCTTCCGCGTCGGACCAGTCGGGCGAGGCGACGGCAACCCCCGGCTCGGCAGGCAGCGGCGCCACCGGCAAGGGTTGGGATCGCCGCAGTTCGATCGTCACGCGCCCGTCCCGCACGGTTCGCGCCGCCAGACGCCAGACATCGCCGCCCGCCAGCCGCAACGGCAACCCCACGGACAGCGCCAGCGCCGCCAGGTCGGTCTCGACGATCAGCGTCTCGCGCTCGTCGGCCGCCGCCGCAAGCTGCTGCGCCAGCGCGCGCGCCGACCCGGCAGGGAGCACGGCAGGCAGGTCGATGCGCTCCTCGCGCGCGCCGCCGCCCGCGACGGCGCTCGCCTGCTGGCCAAGCTGATAATCGCGCTCCGGCTCATAATGGCGCAGCCGGATGACGCCGGGCAGCGCCGACAGCGGCGCCCGCCGCCGTTCGATGATATCGCTTTCGGTCTCGACATGCCGCGCCGCGCGAAAGGCGGACAGCGACGGCACCGTTTCCGACCGGGCCACGGGCGCCAGCCGCCAGCCCTCCGGCCCGCTCACCAGCCGCACGCCGTCCACGTCGAACAGCGGCGCCAGCGCGTCGCGCACGCGCTCGCCCGACGCGGCATAGCCCGCGACGGGCCACCGCCCTTCACAGCGCCCCGCCTCGCCCAGCAGCCCATCCGCCACCAGCCCGGCATCGACATCGCCCGCGTCGCTCTCGACCTCGAAGGTCAGCGACGGGATGCGATTGCCGAACGCCGCCAGCTCCAGTTCCTCGAACACCGCATAGGCGATGCCACGAAAGGCACTGGCCGACGCCGGGCCGACGGCAGAGGCGATCAGCGGGTCGGCCGCCTGGTCCTCGCTGCCGTCATACCAGCGAAAGACGCAGCGCTCCTGAAACCGCCCGGTCGACCCGCGCAGCAGATTGCCGTCGGCCCAGATGCGGCGGATCGCGCGGATCGGCCGCGACGACAGCGCGACCGCGAGCGACGCGGCATAGCTATATTCGGTCACGCTCGGCCGTCCCTTGCCGCCGCCGCTCGTGCGGCGCCGTTCGATCAGGTCGGTCGCCCAGACGACGCTGCCCGCGACCCGCATCGTCCCGAACAATCGCGGAATCTGCTGGCCATAGGTCGATGCCTGCACTTTCAGGTCGGCCAGCCGCGGTCCCTCGCGCCCTTTCGGCCGGAAGATCGCGGCGTCGGCCTGTTGTCCCAGCACGGCCCCGACCGCCGCCCCGACCGGCCCGCCCACGATCCCGCCGACCACCGTCAGCACCAAAGTCGCCATTGTGAACTCCTCCAACCCCCCTCCCGCAAGCGGGAGGGGCAGTGAGACTTACGAACTTGTTCGTTAGTCGCAGCGGGGTGGGCCAAGTCGCCACCGCTCCCCGACACGCCCATCCACCGGCGTCTCCACCACGCGGCGAAGCCCGGCATGGGCATGGACCATCACGCCCTCCCCCATCAGCCCCAGATGGAACTGTCCGGCGGCATAGGCGATCAGCGCCACATCCCCTGCCCGCGCATCGCCGACCGGCGCAAACCCGGCTGCCCGCAGCCCCGCCTCGACGCGCGCCCGATCCCATCCCCGCATCGGATAGCCCTCAGGCCGCGCCAGCCGCCGCCCCGCCGCCGCATAGGCGGCCCACACCAGCCCGACGCAGTCCAGCCCCGTCACCGGATCACAACCTTGCGGCCGGAACCGGACCCCGATCATCGCCCGCGCCGCCGCCAGCGTGCGCGCGCCTATATCCTCAGCCACCGGGATAGCGCGTCAGCAGGTCATTGCCCGGCAAATGCGCCTCGCCCCGGAAGTTGACGGCGTTGCCGAACCGGTCGCGACAGGTCGCAAGCTGCTTGTCGCACCCTTCGATCAGCCGCACGCGCACAGGTCCATCGACAGGCAGCAGCGGCGCCTCGGCCAGATGCAGCACCGCCCCGGCTTCGCCGATCACGGGGCTGGCCAGCCCGCAGTTGCGCCCTTCCATCCACATCAGCTCGCCGAACGCCATCGTCCCCGCCACCGGCGCGGCGTCCAGCGTCACCTCGCGCCCCTCGACCGCCACGACGCGCCGCCTATGCGTGCGCGGCGACAGATCGACGCGGCACGCACGGTCACCCAGCATCGCGCGGCACGATGGCGACGTCGCCGGACACACCGGCCCGTCCAGCCTGTGCGCCACGCCTTGCAATTCCGCCGCGAACGCCGCTCCGCGCCGCTCGATCGCGCCCAGCGCGCCGCGCGCGACGGTCACGGGCGCGGCATCGGGCTGGGTCCAGTCCGTCACCAACAGCGCCAGTTCCGCTCCGTCCCAGCGCCCCGCATCGAGATCGTCGGCCGCGATGGCCGCGCTCGACACCGCGCCCGCTAGGTCCATCGTCTCGCTTTCCAGCCTGTCGCTCGTCTCCAGCGCCGAAGGCTTCATCCCCGGCGCGGCGCGATAGCGCAGCCCCCCGACCGTCAGGTCGCGGTCGTGCGACGTCAGCCCGATCGTCACCCCGTCGCGCCGCGACAGCCGCCAGCACCACGCCAGCGTCACCAGTTCCTCGCGCAGCCACGCGGGCGCCGCTTCCGCCATCACCATGGCGCCCGCACCTCGACCAGCGGCACGCTCGCCAGCTCGCCCGCCAGAAAGGTCGCGCGGCTCGCCTCCAGCCTGTCCTCGGCAAAGCGCACCGGCACGTCGAACAAATAGCCTGCGCGCACCGCCGCCCCCACTGCGGGCGCGACGTCCAGCAGCACCTCGCCGTCGTCCGTCAGTGAAAAAGCCGTCGTCTCGGTCCCATTCACCGACACCCGCACGCTGCCCGCGACAGGCAGGCGGATCGTCCGCTCCTGCACCGCCGCGCCTGCGCCATAGCGCTTGACCAGTGCGAACCGCCGCTTGCTGCCGTCGCCGGTCCCCAGCCACTGGTCCGCCATGCCCGGCGCTCCGCCATCCGCCGCCGAGCTATGGTCGAATGGATCGCGAAAGCGAAAGCCCCGCGCCGCCCCGCGCCGGGCGCGGAAAAAGGCGGCCAGCGTCCGCACATCGCCTTCCGACCGCACCCCCGGCCCGGCGTCGTACCGCATCCGCGCCTCCGCCCATTCGCTCGCGCGCTGCTCATGTCCCGATGGCGAGGCGACGATCTGCGTCGAAAACTCCGTCACCACCATCGCCTCGCGCCCGATCGACAGCGGGAAATCCACGGCATCGAAAGCCTGCACCTCATCCTCCCCTTCCCGTTCGTCATATGTCGTGAAGCCGTCGCGCGCGATTTGCGGCATCGCCCAGACAAAGGTCCGCGCCACGCCCGCGCGGCGCGCCGCGTCGGCCGCATCAGCAATCGCCGCCCACTGCTCCCGGTCCTCAGGCTCCAGCACGAAGCCCGAAAAATAATGCTGTTCGCCCATCGGATAACCGAGTCGCGCCGCCATCGCCGCCCGCGCCTGTGCCGTCTCGGCCCCGCGCCCGCCCGTCACCCAGTCATAATCCTCCAACTGAAGCACATCGAAGGCAGGCGCCGCCCACGCCAGCGGCACATTGGCGCGCCGCACCTCGGGCTGGGCAGCGTCGAGCACGCTCGGCAGGAAGACCAGCAAATGGCTGACCAGTCCCGCCGCCCCGGCCTCGTCGCGCGCCGCCGCGACCAGCGCCGCCGTCGATGCCGCCAGCATCGCCCCCAGCGCATCGAGCATCGCCGTCTGCGCGGCGTTCAGCGGCCCGCGCACATCGCCGATGGCGACGCTCGCCCCGCCCAGCGCCGCCGTCGCCGCCGCGTCATAGGCGCAGATGCACCCACCTTCCGCGACCCACCACCACGGCTCGCCGACCTGGAACTTCACCGCCGGCTCCGCGTCCAGCCCGATGGCGACAAAGGCCCGCGCGACTTGCTTCAGCCAGTCCATCGCCCCCGCATGCGCGGGCGACAGCAGCGTCGAGGGCGGCTCCCACCCCGTCAGCGCCGGATCGCCCGCCGCGTCGCGCTGCTTCCACGCATCGGGGCAATAAGCGTCGAACAGTTCATAGGACAGCGACCAGATCAGCCCCAGCCCCGCGCCCGCGCATTCCGCCGCCAGCGCCCTGTGCCACGCCGCGCAGGGCGCGTTGAGTACGTCGCCCGCCGCGCTGGCTTGAAAGCCGCTGCCCGCCGCCGCGAGCCGCATATAATGGCTCATCCCGACATAATGGACGACATCGCCGCGATAGCCGAGCTGGACGATCTGCCGCACCAGCCGCGCGGGCGTCAGATGATAGCTGTCGTCATAGCCGCCCGTCATCCCCAGCCCATGTTCGGGCATCACCACGTCGCCGATCGCCAGCACCGATCCGCTTCCCCAGCAGGCGATGCCGCTCATTTCGGCCCAGCCCTCGGCGGGCGCCGCCAGCACGGCTTCGCTCTTGTCATAGGTCGGCGGGACCAGCGACACGAACATCCGGTCGACATCGCCCGCCCACACCGAATCGCTCTCGCCGGGCAGCGCGAAGCCGCCTTCCAGCGCGTCGAAATCCAACGTGACCACGGCATCCTCGCCGCTGCCCACGGCATAATTCCACAGCCGGACATGCCAGATGCGCGAAACCCCGCCCGCGTCGCGCCCCTCGATCACCAGCGTCGGCCCGTGCAGCGCGTCGAGCGGCTTGACGCCCTGCGAGCGCCAACGAAAGCGCAGCACCGTGCGCCGGAAATCGCGCTTCGTCTCATAGGCGAGCAGCGGATGATCCCAGCGATCCTCCGCCTCCCAGATCAGCCCGGCAAGATCATGCCTGTTATAAAAGACCGTTTCCACCCGCAGCGCGTCGGGGGCGCCCGTGTCCCTTGGCGTCACCACGCTCGCCATCATCGGCCGCGCGAAATCGACGGTCCAGTATCGCGCGTCAAAGCGCTTGATCCAGCCAGTGCGATGATGCGGCTCGCGCGCCGCGACCAGTGCCCAGCCCATTATCGGCGCTCCCGCGCATGATGATTTGCGCCCACCTCACCCGTCCGTTCGTGTCGAGCGAAGTCGAGACACCCATCGGGGTGGCGCTGTTCCGATGGGTGTCTCGACTTCGCTCGACACGAACGGAATAAAATGGCGCCGCCGCACGCAAAACTCACATCATCCACGATCCTACTCCTCCGCCGCCACCGCGCGCCGCACCGCGCGCGCCAGTTGCCGCCCGGTCTGCGCCAGCCGTTGCGGCTCGCCGCCCGTCTCGCCGCGCACATTCACGGTGATGGCGATGTTGCGCACGGGACTGCCCGCCACCTCGACGCGTCCGCTCGACGTCGGCACGAACCATTCCGGCCCGCGCTCACCGACGCGATAGGCGCGCCCGGCGCTCACGGGACCGCCCGTCGCCCGCCCCGGCGCGCCGATCAGCGCGAGCGCGAGGTTCGACAGCAGCCCGCCGCCGCCACTCGATCCACCGCCCCCACCCGCCAGCGCGCCGATCCCGTTCGCCACCGCCGCGCGGGCGATGTCGGCCATCACCGACAGCGCCAGCCGCTTCAGATCCTCGAAGCCCAGCTTGCCGCTGACGATCGCGCGGCTCAGCGCACGCTCGATCGCGCGCCCCGCCTGCTCGGCCTCGGCGACCAGCGGCCCGCCCAATTCGGCGCGCAGCGCGGCGACCTCGCGCCGGAACGCGCCCGTGTCGCCGCGCACCGCGACGACCAGTTCGTCGATCTCATCCATCGGGAAATGCCTCCATCATCGCCGCCAGCGCCGCGCGGTCGACGCCATCCGCGCCAGCCCCGCGCCCCAGCACGGCGGCCAGATCGGCGGGCGTCGCCGCCCAGAACTCGTCGGGCCGCCAGCCCAGAACGCGCGCCATCACCCCCAGCAGATCGAGCGCGACCGCTCCAAAACTCCCCTCCCGCAGGCGGGAGGGGCAGCGAGCGTTGCGAGCTTGCTCGCTACGCGCAGCGGGGTGGGCGCCCACCTCACCGCCCCTGCAATATCTGCCCCAGCAGCACGCGCAGCGCGGGCGTGACGCCCGCCAGCCCCGCCGCCAGCACCGCCTCGCCGACCGCCTCGCGCGTCAGCGCCGGGGACCGGTCCTTCACGCAATGCCAGAACAGCGCCGCCAGTTCGCCCAGCGCCATCCGCCCGTCGGCGGCGCGTTCGACCAGCGCGAACAGCGGGCCGACCTCCGCCTCCGCCGCGACCAGCGCCGCAAAGCTCGGCCGCAGCACAAGGATCTCGCCGCCGACGCGCAGTTCCGCCTCGCCGCGCAAGGCATTGGCGCCCCCGCTCACAGGCTCACCACCGGACCGCTCGATTCCAGGTTCAGCGCATAGTTGCGCTCGCCATTATAATCGCCCGCATAGTCCAGCCGCGTGACCAGGAACCGCCCCCGCATCCGCTCGCCGCTTTCAAAGCTCAGCTCATAATCGTCGATCGTCCCGGCCAGCGCATGACCGCGCAGGGCGATTTCGGCGTCGGACCCCGTGAACAGCCCGGACGCGCTCACCGACACCGACCGCACCCCCGCGCCCGACAGCAGTTCGCGCCAGCCGCCCGAATCCTTGCTCGTGACGTTCACGCCCTCGCCGTTCACGGACAATTGCGTCGTGCGCAATCCCGCCACCGTGCGATAGGCGACGGGCGTTCCGCCATCGCCGATCTTCAGCAGAAAGGCGCTCCCATTTTCGACCGTCATCGGTTAATCTCCTCCTTATAAACCACTCGCAAACGGAGTCGCGGGATGTTCATCACCAGTCTGGTTATCGCCGCCTTGATTCAGTCGCCCACGGCGACGGTCGACACGACGCGCGTCGCTTTCACCAAGTGCCTGAATACGCAGCTGAAAAAATCGCTGAACGAAAAGAAGACGCCCACGGAGTTCGAGATGGGGCTGAAATCGGTCTGCACCGCCGAACGCGACGCCTTCCGCAACGCCGTGATCGCGCTCAATCGCTCGGGCGGTGATTCGGCGGCGGACGCCGCCGACAACGCCGACATGCAGGTCGAGGATTATCACGCCAACTTCACGGACAAATATAAGGACTACAGCGAATCCGGCACCCAGCCGAGCTGACCGGAAGTTCCCCTCCCGCAAGCGGGAGGGGCAGCGAGACTTGCGAACTTGTTCGCTGGAGTCTGCCCTCAGGTTAACCCGTTTGTCCTGAGGAGGGGCTGAGCCTGTCGAAGCCCCGTCTCGAAGGGCCGCAACGTCGCAGTCCTTCGAGACGCCATTTCGACAAGCTCAATGGCTCCTCAGGACGAACGGGTTTTGTATCCACTTAAACAGGACAAACGCCGGTCGCAGCGGGGTGGGCAAACTACCCGTCTATCCCGCCAAACACCGGCACCGCACCACCATGTCGTGCCGCCACGCGCCATCGCGCGCAAAGGCAAAGCGCGTGCGGATGATCCGCGCGCCGACGATCGACCAGCCGTCTTCCCTGCCTTCCGGCTTGCCGCGCAGCCGATCCACGGCGCGCTCGACACATTGCGCCGCCCGGTCGTCGAGCGCGCTCCCCGCGCCCGCCAGCGTCAGCGTCAGGCGGACCTCGCGCCCCGGCCTGTCCTTCGTTCCCCAGTCGCTTCCCTCCGCGCCGCCGACCGCGACATAGGGCGCGCTCGCACGCGGCGGCTGGCCGTCGAAGACGCCGTGCACGCGCTCCGCCAGGGCATCGTCCGCCGACAGCAGCGCCAGCGCGCGCGCCCGCACGGCTTGTTCCGCCCCCCTCATCGCCCGCTTCCCAGCGTCAGCCGCCGCCACGGCTGCCACAGCGCCACGACGGCGGCGGGCGGGGCGGACGCAGCGCCGCCCCGCGCTTCGTGCAGATGCTGGACCATGCGGACGATGCCCTGGCGGATCGCCTCGGGCACCGCATTGGCGTTCGGCGCCATCCCCGCGCGATAGGCGATGCGCGCCCGCCCGGCCCCTTGCGCGTCATGCACGGCGACATGCGCCGTGCCGTCACGCGCGATCGTTACGCGATACGCCGCCTCGCCCAGCGCGATCTCGGCGCCGTCCGGCAGGATCAGCGTCACGCCGTCCACCGCCGTCACGGGCCGCGCGCTCAGCCGCGCCGCGCCCGCGCGCAGCGCCGCCGCTTCCTGCCCCGCCCGCACGATCAGCCACTGACCGATGAAGGCCTCGCAAAGGTCGGTCGCGGCGCGGATCAGTTGCGCGACGACGGCGTCGTCCGCCGTCGTCCCCATCCGCAGCCAGCCGCGCGCCTCGTTCAGGCCGACCGGTGCCTCGCCCGGCAACAGGCTCGTCATCATCATCGCTCCTCCACGCGCAGCGTCATCGACCGCTCCTCGACCTGCCCGTCGCTCATCGTCACGCGATTGGTCACGCGATAGGCATGGCCGGCGACGCCGCCCGCCAGCGTCACCGCCGCGCGCGCCAGCCCGTGCCACGCCGCCTCCACCGTCACGCCGCCTTCCTCGTCCGGCGCCACGCTCCAGCCGCTCGCGGCCATCGCCTGTCCATCGGGGCAGGCGCCCGCCCAATCGAACTCGAAATCGACACGGGCATCGGGGTCCTTCACCATCATCGTCATCGCCGTTCCTTTCGTCTTCAGGGCCTGCGGACGCGCGTCCGGCGGCGCTCGTCGCGGGCCACGACGACGCGCACGCGCCGCAGCGCGGGGCTTGGCCCGGCCCATTCGCTCGCCATGTCGCGGCTGCCCGCCTCGCCGATCGCCCGCGCGCCCAGCGCCGCGCCGCTGATCACGCCGCCGCCTCCAGCGCGGCGAGCCGCGCCTCCTGCGCCGCGATCAGGAACAGCGCGAGCTGGTCGGGACGGATACCGAAACGGTCGCCCGCCGCCTGGACGGGATCGCCCTCCTCCGCATCCTGCCGCGCATCCCACTGGTCCCAGCACAGGAAAGCATAGCGGCTGCTCGGGTCGGCCTCGTCCCCCAGCGGATCGATCAGCCCTTCGTCGGCCATGATCGCCCACACCTCCTGCGCGATCACGCCGACATGCTCGCGCGCGGCCTGCGCGCCCTTTGCCTCGATCGCGGCGAGGAACTGGAAGATACCGACAGTCCCGGCGATGCGGCGGCCCGCGCGCAATTCGGCGGCGGTGAAAGCGCGCAATGCGGTCTTCTCGCGCGCGTCGGAGGTATTGATGGCGCCATCGACGCCATAATAGGTTTTGACGCGCTGCGCCGCCGATCCGATATTATAGAGGTTGTTGCTGCCGGGCAGCAGATGGCCGCCCGTCACTTCCCAGCGCACGGCGCCGGTGTGCGTGCCGATCGCGTCGGCGGTGCAGATCCGCACCGTCGTCGCGGCCTGCCCGGCGCTGGTCCCGCCGCCCAGCATCAGGATATTGGCCGTGTCGGCGTTATAGGCGTAATAGACCGTGACCTGCGCGTCCACGGCGGTGTCATAGGCCGGGCTGTAAAGCCGCGCCGACTTGATCGCCCCGCTCGTCTTGCCGCTGCCGAGCAGAACGCCGTCCGACCCGATCACTTCCAGCGAATGCGTCGAACTGGCGGTGCCGATGCCGACACGTCCGCCCGCATCGACGCGGACCCGTTCGACGCCGCCCGTGACAAGGCTCAGGACATTCGCGCCGGGCCGATAGACGCCCGTGTCCGGGTCGGCGGCAAAGCCGATCGACGGCAGCGCTGCCGTGCCGTCGGCGCAGGCCAGCGGCGCGCCCGCCAGCACGCGTCCTCCCGCATCGCGATAGGCCAGCGCCGCCAGCGGGATATTCACCCAGCCCGCGCTGCGCCGCACGGTCAGCGTGTCGCCGTCGACGCCGTTCGCGGCCGCCGCATGCCCCGTCGACAGCGGCTGCTTTCCCGCCAGCGCATCGGCCAGACCGGCGAGGGCAGCGCCTTGCGCGGCCGCGCCGTCCTGCTGCCCGGCGAACCATGCCGCGCCGACGGTCAGCGCGATCGTCTTCAGCCCCGGCGCGAAATCGACGCGCGCGCCGCCGTGCGAAGAGGCGGCGACCGTCTCGCGGACCAGCCGCCCGTCCGCGTCGATATGGCCCGTGCCGTTTTCCCACTCGGCGGGCCAGGCGACGCTCGCCACGGCATAGTGAAAGGACGCGCCGGGCGGCACGGCGTCGGCGAAGCGGCGATGGCCGGGCGCGGCGCCGGTCGGCGTCAGCGGTCCCGTGCCGCCGTCATGGCACATCTCGCGCACCAGGTCGGCGAAAAAAGGTGTCGGCATGGCAGGGCCATCCTTTCCGGCTGGGATTGTCATGGAAACAGCGGGTAGCGCCCGGCCCGTTCCCGAAAGGGAAGGGAACCGGACCGGGCGCCCCTCGCGCGCCGGCGTCGTTTAGCTGGCGGCGAATTTCATCAGCTTGATGGCCTGCGAATCGATGATCGCGCCGCCCACCCGCTTGGTTGCATAGAAATGCACGAAGGGCTTGTTGCTGAACGGATCGCGCAGGATGCGCGTCTCGCCGCGGTCGGCGATCAGATATCCGGCGCGGAAATTGCCGAAGGCGATCGACAGGCTGTTCGCCGCGATGCCGGGCATGTCGTCGGCCTCGACGACCGGATAGCCGAGCAGCGTCGCCGCCTGCCCCTCGACCAGCCCCGGCTGCCACAGGAACGCGCCGTCCGTGGTCTTGAACTTGCGCACGCTCGCCAACGTGTCGCTGTTCATCACCCAGCACGCGCCCTGGCGATAAGGGACCTTCAGCGCATGGACCAGCTCGACCAGCTTGTCCTGCGGGTTCGACGCGGCAAAGCCGCCCGCCCCACCGCTCGCGACATATTGCAGCGTCCCGAACGCCCGCGCGCCGTCGGCTTCGTTCGTCGTCGCATAGGACAGGAAGCCCTTGGGCCGGTTCGTGCCGTTGCCGCCGACGAACGCCGCGCCTTCCGCGACCGCGAACTCGCGCGCCAGTTCGTCGGCCAGCCAGCCCTCGACGTCGAACATCGCGTCGTCCAGCATCGCCTGGCTCGCCGCCGGATTGGCGTAAAGCTCGCCCGAGGGCGGCACAATCTCGGCAAAGCCGCGCGTCGCCGTCACGGGCCGCGCGTCCGTCTCGCCGACCCAGCCCGCGCCCATCGATCCGGTCGCGACCAGCTTGCGATAGCCGCTCGTCCCCGTCTGCACGACGGTCGCGATGGACCGGATCGGCGACAGCGCCTTCAGCGTCGCTGCGATGCTGTGGTCGATCTCGCGCGGCACGGCATAGCCGCCCTCGGCGCCCGACGCGCCCGACAGGCTTTTCATCTCCACGCCGCCATCGATCCCGCGCCGCAGATAGCGCTCGACAAAGGCGCCCTTCGCCGGATCGTCCGCCTTCGCCCCGTCGAGCGGCAGCCGCGAAGCCGCCACCGCCTGCCGCTCGACCTGCGCCTTCAGCGCCGCGACCGACGCCTTGAGTTCATCGACGGCCTCCGCCGCCAGCACCGCGTCGAACGCGCCGTCCAGCGCATCCGCCTTCACTTCCACATCGTCCATGCAACTTCTCCTTCAAAAAGAAAATCCTCCCCGCTCGCGGGGAGGGGGACCGCCAAAGGCGGTGGAGGGGGCTGGCGGCCTTACGCAGCGCCAGACCAAAAACCCCCTCCGTCAGCGCTTCGCGCTGCCACCTCCCCACAAGTGGGGAGGATCCACCGCGATCACCCGCGCCAGCGCCTGCATCGGCCGCGCCACCAGGCTCACTTCGGCAAGGTCGAGCGCCAGCAACTCGCGCGGCATTCCCCCACGCGCAGCCCGCACCCGATAGCCAAAGGACAACCCCGTCAGCGCCCCGCGCGCCACCAGCCCCGCCGCCGTGGGATGCGTGACGCGCCCCACGACGCGCAGCCCGCGCGCATCCTCCGCCAGCGCCTCGACCACGCCGACGACCGCTCCCGGCCGGTGCTGCCACAGCAAGGGCACTGCCCCGCCCGCCCGCAGGCTCGCCGCGAACGCCCCGCGCCGCACGATATCGCCGCCCCGGTCCACGCGGTCGAACACCGACGCATAGCCCGCGAACCTGATCCCCCCTCCCGCTTGCGGGAGGGGTTGGGGGAGGGCCTGTGCCATTCCCATCACCGCAGCAGCCCCGGCAGCCCCAGCTTCACCGCCAGCGCGACGACCAGCAGCGCCAGCACCCCGCGCACGACCCAATCGACCGCCGCCTTCCACGCGCTGCTCTTGGCATCGCGCCACGCCCCCAGCAGTTGCCGCAGATCGCCGATATCCTCGCGCGCCGCCGCGTCCGCGAGTCCCAGCCGCGCCAACGCCCGCCGCGCCCCCAGCTCGCTCGCCTCCTCGACCAGCGCCCGCAGCACCACTTCTTCGCCGGCCGCACCGGAAGCTCCGGCCGCACGCGTCCCCGCCAGCGCGATCAACCGCGCCAGCGCCTCATCCTGTTCCATGTCGATTTCCTCCATTCGTCACCCCGGACTTGATCCGGGGTCCCGCA